GAGGAACAAAAAGAAAAATTCTTTAAAGATAGAGCTTATGGAAAATTTAATAAAAGTATTTTTAAATTAGTCACAGATAAATTAAATGAAAGTTTATTTGTACCAAAAGAAACAATTGAAGAATACATGATGGAAATATCTACTGGTGGTTTGGGTGGACTTGATGTGGATGATGGACCAAACTTCTTTATACCAAATTATAAAACATTCAGAAAGGTAGCTGCGGATAGAGCAACTAAATTAGGATACACAATTGTCAATATGATTGGTGATGAGAAGTTTGAAGATTA